AAATTATATGTCATAGGCAAGTTAACGTATTCGAAGTGAGGCAAAGCTGATTTAACTTTCCTCACTTCGAATATATTTAATGGATTTATTTTTTTATTTTTTATCATGCAGCCGCATCGTAGTGTACTGATGTACCAAACGGTCCTTCTAAATTCTTATCACGGTTGCTGTGAATAACAAATACTGTGTCACAGTAGTCCGGATCGCCCCAGCTATCCCAAGCATATCCATCTGTAAACATAATAAGTTTCTTAGGAACATACTCTTGTTCTTTCATGTATGTCCAGTTAGCCATAAAGTCAGTGCCGCCGCCACCCATTAGTTCGTAGTCTAACAAGTCTTTACCGTCATTTGCTTCGAAGTCTTCTTCGTTATATACCCGAGTGTCAAAGCACCATACCTTAATATTGTAGTCTGGAAACTCTTCCATGATGCCTTTGACTTCGCCTAGGAAGTCTTTGCCTTGCACTTCTCCAATTGAACCTGACATGTCAATGCATACAGCAATATCAATTGTATCTTCAAAGTCCATGCTAGGTAATATAGCACCGCTCATTTGTCCTTTGCGTGAAGGACGACTAAAAGTATAGTCGCTTCTAATTGTGCTTTGTACTGACTGACGAATAATCTCACGCCAGTTCATCTTAGGTTCTGTAAGTTCTTTAATAATACGCTGTACTGCACCTGGAACATTACCTGCCCCTGCACTCTGCGCCGCTGAGATCATATTCTCTTTGATCTCATCTTTAATTTGCTTCATATCTTCTTTAGAATATTTAGGCTTACTTTTACTAGTAGCATTACCGTTGCCATCTTCGCCTACGTCACCGTCTGAACTACCTTCGTCACCTTCGTCCATGTCAAGGTGTTCGTCTAGCATTTCGCCAAGTTGCTTCAAGTATTCTTCGCCATTCTTTTTAGCTTGCTCGTATACGTCATCGTATACTTCTTCGCTAGTCCAGCCTTCGTATTTAAAGTCTTGATAACAACTTACAATGCTAGGAATAACACCAATACGATCACGTACAAGTGTATTGTTTACAATGTAGTCTGCGCTAATGTTATAGATCATTGGATTACGATCTTCACGTCGACCTAAGTGATCAAACACCATATGCAAAATTTCGTGTGCAACAACGAACTCAATTTCTTTGTTATTCATTGCATTAAAGAATTGTGTATTATAATATAAGTTACGCCCGTCTACAGCCGCAGTAGGTAACCAATCATCGGCAGCAACAATCTTTAAACGTGTAGCCATATTACCAAAGAAAGGATGACGCAATAGCAAACCAATACGTGCCGTAATAATACGGTCCATTACTTCTACACGCATTGTTTCTAATGCTTCTGGAGTAATATCTGGATCTGGTGTAAAGTTTTTTAACTTACTTGCTGTGTCTTTAGTACTCATATCTATTGCCCTTTTTATTAACATATACATATATTATAGCATCATTAGTATATATGTCAACCTTTTTTAATTCAAAAGAACGGACGAGCTTAAAAGGACTCGTCCGTTCTGTATCTTATGCTTCCTGTGCAGCCTTAATATACTTGCCATAACGCTCATGGAACTCATCAAAGCACTCTACTTCGTCTGGATCAATTGGCAATGAATACTGTGTTAGTGCGAGCTTAATGCCCATAACTACTAGCTCAGTATCAAAGTTATCCATTGAAAAGCGCAGGAAGTTGTTTACTTTGTTATCAAACTTCTTGTCGCCTGCATCACTTGCTTCTTTAAGTTCGTAGCACAAAGACACAGTTAACGAGTACATTGCACTAATTTCTTTAGTACGCATCTCTTTTACTTTACCTGCTAGGATGTCACTTGGGTTAGGCATGCTTGAAGCAACCTTACGGTGCGCCATAAATTTAACAGCCAAACCTTCACCAACTGCGCCTGCTACTAAGTCAGTAGTAGTTGCTTCGTCTAAGTCATCTTCTATCAATTCGCTAACAAACGACCAACTACGTGGTGTTGCAAACGAACGTGATGAACTTTTAGGATCAAAGTCGTACAAGTCTTTCTTTGCAAATGTCAAGTAACCTACAACATCTGTGTGCTGATTGTTAGCAACAGCCCAGCTAAACCAGTCGTCAAAGTTAACAGCAAGTTCTAAGTGGATAAAGCGGTTAGCTAACGGTGCAGGCATTCTATAAGTAACACCTTTGTCAGCTTCACGGTTACCAGCCGCAACAACTGAAACGTTGTCTGGTAGCTTGTAAGTACCTACACGACGATTAAGAATTAACTGGTATGCTGCCGCTTGTACACTAGGCGCTGCCGAGTTCATTTCGTCTAAGAATAGTGTAATATGATCGTACTGCGCCGCAAACTCTTCGCTTGGAAGTTCGTTAGGTGCACCCCACACCATTGTACCTGAGTTACTGTCGAAATACGGAATGCCTTTAATATCTGTAGGTTCCCAAAGACTCAAGCGAATGTCAATCAAATGCGAATTTGCAAAAGTATCGTTAACCTGCTGTACGATATCCGACTTACCAATACCTGGAGGTCCCCAAAGAAAGATAGGACGTTGCTTTTTAAGCGCATGTTTAATGCTGTTTTTTGCGCCATTTGGACTAACTGTGCGAGTTGAAGTATCCATTTGTAGTACCCTCTTTTTGCGTTGCTTTATTTAAACTATACATATATAATAACATATCTACAGGATTTGTCAACCATTTTCTAAAAAAAGAACTTGTTTAAAAACAACAACTTAGGATTTATTTTGTCTAGTAATTGCTTTTGTGAGGCCATATTTACGTAAATCACCACTGAAAAGAGTTAGTTCGACTGCTTTCTTTTCATTCGTTACTATAATACTTCTATTTGTAAGGTAGTAAGGACAGTCGATAAACTTGTCAAGGTGTATGATTACTTGAGTAGATAATGGTACATCTCTTGGATATGGTATGTCATATGTTGCCAAGTCTATTAGAGTTAGTACATCAAAACCTGTTTCTGTTAAGCGCAAGCCGCCGGAATCTTTATCTCTATTGTTCTTCCACCATAGGGGCATATATTCGCTTACTGTAGCAGAGTTTGTACTTTTACCAAGTTCTTTTAGAAAGAGCTTAGTATATGTCTCTTTCCAGTTCATTCTTCTGTAACCAGTTCACCTATAGTAAGTTTGTATACTTTAAAGTCTTGGCATTTAAACATATCGTTTAATTTTTTAGCAAGATTGTGTGCATGACCTGGATTTGAAAAACTAACTTTCTTATACTTAGGACCGGGATAATTAGTAAGTGCATTTGCACTTTTAAGATTAAATGGTTTTTCTTGATAGAATACAGCCCAAATAGCTTCTGCTTCTAATACTTGTTCGCTTTTATATGTTTTATTATTAATATTTTCTAATATGACTGTTGGCTTTGGTCTGCTCATATACGTAATTCCTTTTAATTAACTACGCATATATTTATCTCTTTTAAGAGTTATCTGCGTAGTTAAAACTTAGAACCACCATCCATATTAATAGAAATAATTTCGTCACTACTATTATTCGATTCTGCTACAAGTTTTTCTAAGTCGCCGTGTAAACGACTCATAACGGCACCAATTGTAAACGCTAAATTTTTTGCTTGTTGCATTGACATCTTTACTTCTCGTGCTTGCGAATTTTCAGCAGATTTAACTTGTTGTAAAAACTGTTGTAACGGTATAGTATTTAAAGGTTCAACGGGTTGCACGACTTAACTCCGATCTCATCTCCATCTCAGTTTTAAATGGCCCTTTAAAATTATAACGTTCTATTGTAATTAGTTTAGGACAAAAGCTCTTAACCCATCCCTTGTCAAATTGAATAATATAATAGCCTGCACAATATGCACTTTTAGATTGATCGCTTTTAGTAAACAGCGGTAGTTTACGTTTCACATCATACATTGTATTAAACGGGCTTACACTAGTCGGAAATCCGTGTACAATAAATTTTTCGTTAGGTGTAATATCATCTTTAGGCGTAATATCGTTCCAAACAATATCCGAACCAAACTGCTTTTTCATCTCTCTTTTGTTATCAAAGAAACAAGTACCATTGCCATTAGAGAACATATAACGGTCGTCATTCCATGACATAGTACCAATACGTTGCTCGTTGTTTTCAATAATCCAAAATTTATCTTTTAATACAGGTTTTGCTTTTAATGTCATACAGGGTACCTCGCTTGTAATGGTTTTGCATAAGTCTGTGCCTGGTCTGCAATACGTTGCATGTCCCACTTAGCACAAAACTTCATAAGACGCATGCCTACTTGTGATATCTCTTTAGGCTTTGCGTTCTCTGCAATAGTGTTATTAATTATCTCTCTAATGTCTGCAGGTTGTGCAGTCAAATCACATAGTACAACGTTACGCTGATAGTCATCTAGTACACGATGTTCTTCACCGTTATGATCTGTCCAACGCTGTAACATCATGTTGTTCCAGTTAAAGCCTTTAGACTCTTTATCTGCAAATGCTTCGTTAAGGCCAACTTTATTCTTAGTGCCTTTTGTACGTACACCAGGATAAGCACTAAACACGTTGTCACTAGTGTCGCCACGCATACACTTCTCAAACAACATAAAGTCGGGCTTAGGTGCAGGCTTTGCTTCTTTAGTTTTCTTATCAATTACAGGTGCACCTTTGTCATCAAAGTAGCCTTCGTGTGTAATAGTTGTGTTACTTACGCCATTGTACTGTGTACAGTTAGGACCAATAAGTTGTGCAAAGTCACCATCTGTACTAACAATAACACAATGATCGTTAGGGTGTGCTTGTACCCAACCAGCAATAAGATCATCTGCTTCTAGTTGCGGATGACGCATAACAGTACAGTTAGTCTTGTCATTTACAAAGTCTTTAAACTCATCAAACAGTTCCCAAAACACTGTATCTTCTTCTTGTTGTAAAGGAGTAAGTGCATCACGTGCCACTTGTCTGTTACGCTTGTAAGGTTCGTAATAATCCTTGCGCCAGCTACGTCCTTCTAAACAAAATACAACATGATCTGCATTAAAGTCAGTCCATGCTTTCTTTACACTGTTGAGTGTAATATGTATTGCCATGCCTGCTTTTGTATCAATATCGCCTCGAACAACGTGCCGAGCGCGAAAGAAAGTGTTAGCAGTATCTACTAGTACATAAGTTGCCATTGTATTGCCTTGTGTTGTGTTAATTTAAATATATTATAACATCATTTATAGATGATGTCAAGCATAGTTTAATGCTATAGAAATACGAGATTCGTCATTTGTTCCCGTTTGTACACAGTGTCTAATATAAGATCTAAAAATAATTAAAGTTCCTACTTCCGGGGTAAAAACATGTCTCTCAAATGTCAAATCATTAAACTGATTAATTTGTTGAATAGGAAACATATCCGGCGGATTTGGGTTTTCAAGTACGAGTGCGCCAGATCCTTCCGGTACTTTTGGATAGTATACACAACTAAACACACTATTAGGGTGAATATGATACTCCTGATAAGTACCTGGCGCATTTATATTTGCCCATGCCGAGTTGCATGTGTGTTCTTTTTGTGAATTGTGTTCGTTTGTAAATGCATTAACATGAAACTGTGCAGCATCGAACAATGGTGCAAAATCGTTGTCTTCTAGTAAATTAAAAGTATTATGTGTTGTATAAGTTTTTCCTTCCCATCCTAATCCACCAGACGGAATATTATTTTCCATATCAGAAATTTTGTCTGCCCAAAGCTTATTTTGTTTTTTGTCGAATAAGTTTCGTTCAACATATATAGCTGTAGGGAAATATAAATTTATTTCTGCCATAAAATTTTACCTTTCGTTTGGAAGGAAGGAAAACCAACCTGTAATGATATATTTAGTTTGTGTCAAAGAAGGTAACCCTCGATGTGTATGAGTCCAGTCAGCTGGCCAAATAACTGTTTTTCCTTTTTTTGGACTAATTTTTAAATCTTGGTAAAAATATTCTGTTTCACCTCCGTCATCAACATCGTTTAAATATGTCATGAAAACTAAATTACGCAAACATACAGGCATTGTTGGCGCTGCTCTTTCTGTATGCCAACCGTGAAATGCTTGATGAGGAGGCGTGTATTTCTTTATATTAATAGGTTCTATTATACCCCATGGTGCATAGTGATTTACATAGTTATATTTTTCACAATATTTGTGAGCAATATTAACAAGTTGAGATGTATATTCTTTAAACAATTTTTCATTATTATCTAAATTACACTGTAAGCAATCTTTATGAGTTTTATCTACAATATTTTCGCCTACTTCTCCACGGTATTGTAGATCAGTTGCATTGTCAAAAAAATCTATTACGTCATTACAAAGTGTTAAATCTTCTAATGTGTAAGATTCAACAAACATTAAGATACCTCTGACTTTCCTTTTGCAATAGGAACAACATTAATATATCCTGCACCTCTATCAGTACTTTGTCCTTCTTCGTCTAGCATATTGTAAACAATATCTCTAAACCAACGATCTACAATTTCTTCTTCAGGATCATTGTCAACACCGTAACCTGCTTGAACAAGTTGTGCGATAAAGTATTCATTCCAGTCAAGTTCAAAGAATCCGTTACGCACATTCTCTTCGTTAACTTTAACATCAATTACATTTACCCACGGTTCTTTTTTGCGTGTGTGATATGCTTTAGGATCACGCTGTTTAAGTAGTTCCATCTTTTCAGATTCAACTTGTGCCTTTTCGGCTTCTACCTTATCTAGTCCTGTTAGTTTTTTTAAAAAGTTTTTCATATTAATCCTTTTCGTCTCATTTCTTCTGGGCTCATAGGTTGCTTAATTGGAGCCTTCATTGCTTTATCAAGTCGTTCTTGTTGCACTTGATCAAGTGCCCCATGCATTTCCGAATAAGGATATGTGGAGTCTGGGCGTGAATCGCCATCCTTTTTCCATACAGACCTGCGCAACCTCTTGAACGTTGAGGACATACTCTTCCGAGCGTCCCCCAAGCGGCATACAATATACTGGACACTCAACGCCGACATCACGATATGCTTGCACAGCTCTGCCAGCTTCTTCAATATCTGCACGATCAGCAACGACAAATTTAAGATACATGTCACTACCAGTAACAGTGGAATAATTAAGAGCCACGTCAGGCTTAATAGCGTCCTCCCAAGATTCTCCGCTAACGCTAAGTTTAGGCGAACAACTCCATGTGACTGTAATTCTGTCACTGTCAGTGAGATATTTAAACATATCATCGTGTAAGAGTTGTGTAGTATTTGTTTCAAATGTGACATTTTTTAAATCCTTCATACGTGGATGCTCGAATAGCTCAACATACAACCGTTGCCAAGCAAGTAGCGGCTCTCCGCCAGTCATAATCAAATGGATGTCTTGTCCATTATCCATTGTCCACTTACCTTCTGGAGTAAGCGATAGTAGATGTTCTACTACTTCATCAATTTCTGCAAGTTTGTTAAAGTCTTTAAACTCAGGATAGATACTTGCATATGTGTCACATCCTGTATGAATGATAGGCAAGTCTGTAAACTTTTCAGTCCTTGCAATAATACCATCATCTAACAAGTCTTTTACTTCTTGATTGTATCTTTGACCATCTGCAAGTTTCTCTGCACGACTAGGTTCATCTTTTCCAAGACCAAAGTTCATGCAACGAAAGTTACAACCGAAAGTGCGCAGGAATACACTAGGTACTCCTACAAACTTACCTTCGCCTTGTACTGAATAAAATGCTTCTGAATATCTAAGTTTCATAGCTGGCTTTCTGTTAACTGCTTCATGTGACGGGTAACCTTTTTCAAATACTGGCGCTTCCATTAGCAACTAAACTCCTGTTGTAGTTTAATATTATCAAAGAACTCTTTCTTTGTACCTGCATCATCTTTAAATGCACCACGTAGTACTGTAGTTTGTGTTAAACTACTGTGTGCCATAATGCCGCGATTCTCACAACAACCGTGTGTTGCTTGAATGTAAACACCTAAATGTTCTGCGTTAGTTGCTGCTTGAATCTCTCTAGCAATATCATTTGCAAGTTCTTCTTGCAGTGTTCCGCGTCTAGCACACCATTGTGCAATACGTGTGTACTTGCTTAGACCAATTAGCTTGTCTGCGGCAATAATACCAATGTATGCAATACCAGCTACTGGCTGGTGATGATGCGAACACATACTCTTTAGTTCGCTTCGTACTACTAGCATACCTTCATAACGATCATCGCTGTCGTTTGGAAATGCAGTTGCACTAGGCGCCGCATCATAACGTCCTGCCATAATCTCATTGTAGTACATTTTAGCAAGGCGATGTGCTGTGCCTTTGCTGTTAGGATCTTGATATCTATCAATTACAAGTGCATCTAGTACACTTTCAAATGCTG